TTGGTGATGTAGGCCGTCTTGTCAGTATAGGCCGATTTGTTGCCCGTTTTGTCGACTTTCATGCTTTCGAGAATTTTCTCTATCGCTTCGAGCTTCTCTTTTTCAGACCTGTTTTCGAGCGAATTCAGCAGATTGGATCGTTCCTTGCTCTCTTTGGTTTCACCTGATTCTTTTTCATCCGTTTCGGTTTCGGTTGGTTTCGGATTCAAGTACAGTTTGTGCTGACGCTGGATTGATCGGGGGGAAGTCAAGTCAAATTTTTCGGGTTTGGCTTTCATCCATGCCTTTATTTTGCTGGAATTGTCATAGCAGTACATGTAACCGCTTGCATACTCTTTTGCCATTTTCGGGAAGTGCTTTGTTCGCCATGTACCAAAGGCTTTGTTATCGACAATTTCCGCCCGTACCATGCTAAGCTGTTGACCTATGGAATTCAAAGCGGAGTGTACGGATACCTTGCTTGCTTTAATTTCCGAGAGCAATTCTTTAATTCTTGCAATCCTCTTTGCTTCATCCGTTACATGAAAAGTTGCTTTCTTGTCTGCTGTTTTGGTTTCGGTCTTTGCTGTAGTCATTTTCAAAATCCTTTATTTAGTTGAAAAGCATGATTGCTTTTCATACCTATAATATAAGCATATTGATATGATTGTCAAGTGGGGTACTCATAATAATTTAACTTTTTTTTTAAATTGTTTTGGTAGGCCTACCAAAACGAAAAAGTGGACTACCAGGTAAAGCCACTACGCTATACGTAGTACGGGCGATGTGGTACGGGCGATGTGGTACGGGCGATGTGGTACGGGCGATGTGGTACGGATGATGTGGTACGGATGGCGTGGTACGGGCTATGTAGTACGGGCGGCGTAGTACGAATCGCGTGGTGACAATTCGGTATTTCCAGAAGGATCGAAATACGGACGGGGGCACCCCCGAATGGCCCCGCGCGCGCGTAGGAAGGGGACACCTACAGATTTTTATCCACCAAAATTTTCAGTTGCACTAGTCTTTATTCCAAAAAATTTTCAGTTGCACTATAATTTCAGCCCCGCTATAATTTTCAATCCTACTATACTTCCCCTAAAAATTTCCCGCTGAATTTAGGGGTGCCACGTGGCACCCATTGAAAGAGTCACTTCTGCCGAGTAGTTACACAACGGCACCGACACATTTAATGGTAGTTAATTGTGTCTTTCCGCTGGGGTTCGCTTGACTTTTTGGTAGCAATCTGTTATAATACGGGTATACTAGGAGTGGGGTTTTTTCCTAGTCTCTGTCTTTGCCCTGGATGGGTGCCATGTGGCACCCATCCTAAACCTTCTCACGGAGTACGTTATGAACATTGATTGGGATGCAGTTAAAGTTCAGTATGAGATTTTTCATGAGGACGTTCGTTGTCTTGCTGCTGAGAACAAGGTCAATCCTGCGTTGATCGAGTATGCAGTTAAGGAACGTGGTTGGAAACGTGCGCCCATGAAAGGCATCATGCACGATGTCAAGGACATCTATGATTTGGAAGAGATCACCGATGACATCTTGAACGCTGCTGGTGAACGGCTTACAACCATCAACATGTTGAAAGCAGTAACGATGAATCCCAAGTATGTGGCCCTGGAGAACGCCATCATTGCTAAGGCGATGGAGGTGGTCAACAGCTTGATGCCCCAGGCTCCTACGGCTGGAGATCAGTTGAAGAAGGTAGCAGACCTTTTAAGTTCTCTACGTGCGAAGTCTATACCCTCGGCAGGTGTGGATAAGAGTAAGGATGATGGCAGGGTCGTTGTTCAGATTATGAATACGGTGGATTTAGTTCAGTCTAGCAAGGAACCCACTCCGGTAGTTACGGCTATTGGCTCTTCGGCAGGAGCGCAGTAATTCAATTCTCCTTTGGATGGGTGCCATGTGGCACCCATCCACCTGACAGGTGTGTATTATCAAGATTCAGTTACCATATAAGTATATTCCACGGGCGTATCAGGTGCCATTGTTCAGTGCGTTGGACGATGGGTACAAGCGTGGAGCTGTCATTTGGCACCGCAGGGCTGGCAAGGACTTGACGTTCGTGAACATCCTCACTAAAGAGTGCTTCAAGAAAGTTGGCACTTACTTCTACATACTGCCCTACTACAAACAAGCCAGGATCATTATTTGGGAGGGTATCACTTCTGATGGCACAGCTTTTATTGACTTCATACCGGAAGCTCTTATCGCTCATAAAGACAATCAACAAATGGTTATCAAACTCATCAATGGGAGTATTGTCCGCTTTCTTGGTAGTGACAATATTGATAGTATTGTGGGGACTAATCCTATTGGGGTTATATTCTCTGAGTATAGTCTGCATCGCCCTCAAGCATGGCAGTACTTACGTCCTATCCTCATTGAGAACGGTGGTTGGGCGTTATTTAACTTCACACCTCGCGGCATAAACCACGCATACAACCTCTACACGGCAGCTTGCGCTGACTCTGGCTGGTTCACTGAAAAACTCACGATTGAAGATACTAAAAGACATACTGGTAAGCCAGTTGTATCACAGCAAGATATAGAGATGGAGCGAGCCAGTAACATGCCAGAAGCTCTCATCCAGCAGGAGTATTATTGTTCGTTCACGGCAGGTGTAGTCGGGTCTTATTACGCTACTTTGGTAGACAAGATGTACTCGAATAAGCGTATTACGACAGTTCCGCATGAACCGGCACTTCCAGTATATACCGCATGGGACTTAGGAGTCGCAGACTCTACAGCCATATGGTTCTTCCAGATATGGGGCAAAGAAATTCGGGTTATACGGTACTATGAGAATGAGGGTGAGGGTATGCCCCACTATATCAACTACTGTAAAATCTTGAGGGACGAGGAAGATTATACTTACGAAGAACACTTTGCTCCGCATGATATTGAAGTTCGTGAGCTTACCACGGGCCGTACTCGTAGGGAGATTACTGCGGAACTCGGGTTTCATTTTACTGTTGTTCCTAAACTCTCGATTGCAGATGGGATTGAAGCGGTCAGGTCAGTACTTCCAATGTGTTGTTTCGATGAGAAACATTGTAAACTGGGTATTGACTCTCTGATGAATTACCAGAAAAGGTATAACGAGAAACAACAGTCGTACAGTGATACACCACTTAAAAATTGGGCTTGTCATGGCGCAGATGCTTTCAGATACATGTCAGTGATGGTTACTTCTCTGATGGAGTCTGAGTTTCGTTCGCCTGTGAAAGTAAAACGTGCGTTAAGATACTAGATGGGTGCCACGTGGCACCCATAAGGAGAGATTATGGATGGACCTGAGATTGTAAGACACTACACAATACTACAGCAAGAGCGTAGAGCCGTTGAAGGGGTGTGGGAACTCATCTCTAAGTTTATAGTTCCCTTTCGCGGTGAGTTTTATAGAGACCTCAAGTCCGAGAACGAGGTTAACTGGCGTTCACGGCATAGATTTGATGATACCGCTGTCGATGCATGTGATACTTTGGCAGCATCAATCCAAGGATCACTTACCTCTCCTATGGTAAAGTGGTTTGACATGCGTTTTCGTACAGACGATCTCAATTCTAATGCGGAAGCTATGGGGTGGCTGAGTGATGCGGCTGAGAGAGTACATCTTGCGCTTCAAGAGTCCAATTTTAATCTGCAGATGTCAGAAGCGTACCTTGACATCTGTAGTTTTGGTACAGGTGCTTTGGTAGAAGAGGTGGCTGAGGAGAATCAAGAGTTTAAGAATCTCTTGTTTAAAGCTATCCCTATTCGAGAGTGTTTTTTCGAGGAAGATGCAGAGGGTAACGTAGTAAACTTCTATCGTAAATTAGAGATGTCTCCTTTAGCTATGACTCTTAAGTTTGGTAAAGACAACGTGCCAAAGTATGTATCAGAAGAAGCGTTTGAAGCCAGAGGTGTGGACAAAAAGTATACAGTTATATTTTGTATATACCTTAACAGGGATAATATGAAGGCGGATACGTCAAAGACGTTGCCACCTAAATCACGGCCTTACGGGTATAAGTATGTGTTGGTGAACGATAAATCTATAGCGGGTGAAGAAGGCGGGTACTATGAAATGCCTGTTTTCATAACGAAGTGGGGAAAGGCGTCTGGCACTAAATGGGGCTACTCTCCTGCTCATAAATGTTTAGGTGATATTCTTACTCTCAACCAGATGGTGGATATGATATTAGTATCTGCGGAGAAAGTTCTCGATCCGCCGTCTTTGGCTCAGGAAAGAACTATCATAGGAGATTTAGATTTAGGTGCGAGTGGAGTTACAACCGTTAGGAATATCGACGGGCTTAAGCCCTATGAGTCAAGAGCTAGGTTCGATGTTAGTTCACTTGAACGTAGAGAATTGCAAGCGTCAATTCGCAGAGCGTTTAAAGTGGATCAACTTGAGCTTAAAGAAAGTCCTGCTATGACGGCTACAGAGGTTCAGGTTCGTTACGAGCTGATGCAGCGACTTCTCGGTCCGACTCTCGGCAGGTTGCAAAGTGACTTGCTAGACCCAATTATTATCCGTACCTTCTTCATCCTATTTCGTGCTGGAGAGCTACCTGAAATGCCTCAGATAGTCCTTGAGAATCAAGGAGAGCTGGACATTGAGTACTTAGGCCCGATGGCTAAGGCTCAGAAAATGGATAAGGTAGTATCTGTACAGCGATGGTTTCAATTAGCAGCCCCGATAGCGGAGTTTAAGCCTGAGATTTTTGATCTTGTGGACGTAGATAAGATAGGTAGGGAAGCTGCTATACTGTTAGATGTTCCATTGAAAGATGATGGTCTTGTTCGTAAAGAGCGCAAGGATAGAGCTGACGCTCAGGCTCGTGCGCAGCAAATGGCTGAAACTCAGGAAAGTGGTAAAGCCATGCAGGAAATGGGCAAGGGTTTTGAAGTAATGCCTGGAGGGAAAGGAGGTGGACAATCTGAACAGGGAACAGAAGGCGCGGGCCAGGGACTACCATAACATATTCGTAGCTAATGGTATTGGCAAGAGTGTATTAACTGATTTAAAGGATGCATTTGGTGGTAGCCCTATTGATGATAACCCTTTTAGAATGGCTTTTAAAGTAGGAGCCGCTGATGTACTACGGTACATTGAGGAAAGGATAGAAGAGAATGTTTATAACGAGGATACTTGATTCCCACCAACCCCTTATGTTTTTCGCTAAAGATGGCGATGACGATGGTGGTGGAGGAGGTGGCCAAGATTGGAGAGAAAGCCTGCCGGATGATTTGAAAACTGACGCGTCCTTAGCAGATGTTCCAGATGTGGCTACCCTTGCTAAACGATTTGTAGATACGAAAGCTATGGTAGGTGGAAGTTTTAGAGTACCTAGCGAGGATGCGGGTAAAGAGGACTGGACTAAATTCCATCAAAGTCTTATGGACAAGGTTCCTTCACTGATGTTTAAGCCGGACACATCAGATGTTGATGCAATGGGTAAAGTGTATGACCAATTAGGTCGTCCGGAGAAACCAGAAGTATACGAAGTTCCTAAAATAGACGATCAGGGAATTGAACTTGATATGTCTTTGGCAGAGGACTTT